AGGCAGTTGCATTTTTTTACATTTGCCCGCGCCAACTAGGCTGGTAGCAGCGGCAACTGTTTCGTGCGGCCATACCTGTTCGAAATCACTGCCCTGGTGGTGGTTCGTTCGGAGACTGACCCCAAAGAACTGCCAGCAGACCTGTACGCACGGATCACCGAGTTCATTGAGAACGAGGATGATCTGCTGTCGCTTGAAATCGAAATGTTTCCCCTGCCAGATGCCAACAGTGGATCATCAGATCGACGGGACGACGCTGATCCCGAGGAAGGAGGCGAAGCGGCGATGGCGTGATGCTGTGCTGCTCCGCAGTGATTACTGTTGCGCATACTGCAACGAGCAACTCGGCCTCCGCAGCGCCACGCTTGACCACATTATTCCAAAAGTGCTCGGCGGCCTGACCGTGCCAGAAAATCTGTGCGGTGCCTGCATTACCTGCAATGGCAGCAAAGGTCACCGGGATTGGCGGGATTGGTTTCGCGGTCAGGCGTTTTATAACCTGACACGCGAAGAAGCCATTGACTCTTGGCTTGGTAATACTCAGTAATACTGCACGTAAATCTCCGCCTGCCATAGATCATTGGTATACCGGCAAATCCCACCGTTTTGACCGCAGGCTCTGTACACCGGCTCCTCGCCAAAGCTGTGGTCTAGCAGTTCAATCCAGCGTCCATCGCCCCTGTCCATTCGCTCCAGTACTGCCCTTTCCATCGTCGTAAAGCTCGCATCGAGCCGCAAACCGCCCCTTATTCTGCCGTGCCTCGGGGAACCCAAAGCTACAAGCGTCGCCCCTTGGTAACCAATGGATACAAGACCAGCACTTGGCTTTTTTATTTAAGGTTTCTTCAATTTTTTCAAATGGTTCATTGTGTAAAAGTGCAACGTAATGGTATTGAGCGCGGATGTAAGCCTCCCGCACATCAGGCGTACAAAGGTCAATAATTGTTTCATCCCGATGTGGCAACCGAAACTTGGCGCGCCAGTTTTCGGACAGCGTGCGCCGTTCGACAATGATCCGACCGTTGTACAGGCTGATCATTCCAGTTCGCCGTAGGCCGGCTCGTGGTACATCCGTTCAAGCTGCATCGACAGCGGTTCTGGCTCGTGGTATGTGGGACCAAATTCGGCGGCAACGGCTGGGTCTGAAAAATCCCGAGCAATGTAAATGGCTTCTGTGCTGTGCTGCTTGATGACGACCAAGCTGACATTGGGACTGCTGATCAAAACACGCATTGCGCAATTTTCCAGCCAGTTAAGGAATGGTGCTCTCATGATTCAATGGTAGTAATAAGACGATCCAAATACCAGCGTGCCTTCATCAGTGATTCTGGCCCGCCTTTATGGCGCTCACGCCAGACGTACTTGGCAATATTCCCTTTCAGGTAGCCTCTGTACTCTTCTGGCGTCAGCTGCGCTGCAATTGCGTCGATGCATTCGATGGATCCGTCGGTGTAATGCGACGGATGGTTGACCGGATCAGTCATCGCTAGCAAGTGACATTTCAATCTTGATGGCAGCCTGGAAGTAGCCAGCAATTTTCATGCGGGCAAATGTCGGGCCAGCATCAGCCGAATGCTTGTTGTCGATCTGGCTGTACTCAAAACGAGATTCGTCAAGCGAGGCAAGCGTCTCAACGTTCAAAGTCCGAAGGTCTTGGTCGGACATGTCTTTGAGATCATCAAGCTGGACATTGCGGCCCAGCAGATAAGACTTAAAGAAAATTGGTGCGGGTGCTGAATTGGTCATTCCCATCCTTTCATCAAGTGAATTCGAATTGCTTCCATGCAAGCCATAGCTTGCTTTTCGGCAAGGTGGCTTTCGGTGCCACCGATTGCCTTAATGCAATCATCTAGGATCATACGCCCATCCGTGTCGCGGAGGTTGGCGCCAAGGTCAGCACAAAATTCTTGCCACAGGTTGGTGTAGGTGCCGTTTGTACGGCCACTGGCCGCATACAGCGCATCCATGAAGCGGGCGCGGTTCAGGTCAAGCTCGTGTGGTTTCATTTGAGGATGTTAAGCAGGTTGCGGCATTCCTGCCAGGCTATTGAATTGTGGTGCAATTGATCCATGCGGACACGGATCAATGCTTTGACGTGTTGACGCTCATGCTCGCGGCCAGCCTTAAACAGGCCGGAATCGCTTACCAGTGCTTGTAGACGCTGAAGAGGTTCAATCATTTGAAATTTTAGTAAAGATGTTACATTCGCCAGCAAAATAAAGATTTTGCGCTGACTCAGGAAAGTCAAGGGAACATTTACCCTTTAGCCACAAAGCACAACATTCGCAAGAATGTTTGCCAAAAGAATTTCGCCGAGGAATCTCGGGAAATAACTTTTTGTGGCCTACGCCAAAACGTATTTGCTCAACAGTTTGGCGTGAAATGCCATACCGTTGAGCCATGGCTTTGTGGGTGTCAGGCGACAGAAGGATGTCGCGTACCGCTTCTGGCGGAACCTTAGTCATTGATTGGGAGCCACTCCATTTGGCTAAGAAATGGTAGCCACTCTTCGGTTGTAGCTTCTTTGGCTTCAAGCAAGCTGGGAGCCTGAATAAATTCAAGAACAGATGCTTCTGGTATGCAAAAGTAATAAGTGTTCATGGGATTCAATAATGCGGGTATCGAACCGCTTGCGCATCCTACACCAGAACGGGCATGATGGCAGCAACCCGCCATGTGGTAGTGGAAGATTTTGGCCAGTGGATGATTTCTAAAGTGGCAACCGAGGACCAGCTTAAGATTGAGGTAATGGCCCGGCGCCTTGAGATTACCCAAAACGTCGGACCACTTGCAGCATCTCTTTACCGCTCTTGGAACCTTCAGCAGGCGTTGCTCCAGCAGGCGACCAATGAGATTGCTCGGCTGGAACTGCTGCTGATGAAGCCTTAGAACAGATCAGCCTCGCTGATCTCAACCACAGTGCCACCTGTGGCCTTGGCCAGGCTGTCAGCAGCACCGGAGGCTGCCATCTTCTCCTCAATTGCCTTCATGGTTTTGTAGTCAGGCTCGAAAGCAAGGCTCAGGTAGTTCTGGCCGCTGCTGGCCGCTTGCTTAGTCCAGCCGCTGATCTTGATAGGGATCTCGCCCCGATCATTGGCGCCGGCATTCATTACATAAGAAGCAAACGCCATGCGGTCTTCTTCCTTGATGCTGAAGACGCCATCAAATGCCGGATAGTTGCGGCTGGGGTCGTAGCGATCCTTGAAGCGCTCTTGCAGCTTTTCGGGTGTGTTTTTAAACAATGCGCCGTTTGCTTTGAAAGTCATTGGTTGTCAGGTGTGATGGTGTTGGCCTTTTCGTATTGCTCCACCTCGGCCAGGGGATAGAGCACGCGACCGTTGAACTTTGAATAAGCCGGCCCCTTATTAAGGGATCGCCATCGAATCAACGTCTGGCGGTGAATATGCCACCGCTCAGCAAGTTGCAGATCAGTAAGGAACTCAGAAGAGGTCATCAGGCTCAGTTTCAATAACTGGTGCAGACTGTACCTTGGCGTTGAGTTCGTCAACGTTGGTAGAAACCTTAACGGTTTGCACGTCAATAACCTCCTCCTGGGTCTGAAGGCCAACCAACAAGTCACCAGCAAAGAGACGACCCCAGAATGCGGCGCTCCTGTACCTGATCATCAACTCCGGCATGGTCAGCCATTTGCTGCCAGCCTTGGTGGCCCATCCTTCCTTCTTGGCCATTGCCATCGTGATGGTCGGCCCCTTCAACTCTTGATCGGTTTTGATGTCCGTGGCAACGGCATAACAGGCAAGGCTGTCACCTTCGCCACTGATCTCAAACCGCAGCGGCGTGAACCGACCACAGCCGTTGACCATAGCGATGATAAAAGCGCTGCTCCAGCTGGGACGGCCATGGATAATGTGCAGGTGCTGCATACACAAGAAAGGCGAAATGCCCATCCGGTTTGCAATTTCAAGCGCCACCAAGCAGTTAGCAAAACCTTGTTGGCCTTGAAACTGTGGGGGGATCAAAGTGCTACTGGCCAGAGCCTTCGCAATGCGCTGGGCGTCTTCAAAAGCTTGGATGCCGGAGAAGACTGAGTTGTTGGTCGTTGTAATTGCAGTTAGTTCTGACATTATTTTTTCCAGCAAAGATGGCGAGGATGTCCAGTTATTTGACCAAATGGAGACGCGTTCCAAGTGGTAATGGCTCTACTGACTTGATAATCAAATCTAAGCATTCCATTGCCAATTAAATCTTGATCCTTGGAACGAAGAATGACAAATTTGCGAACGCAATGAACTATTGTTTGAAGTTTAAATGGTTCATAGTTAAGCTCTATTTTTAAAAGTTCTTTGTTTGCAAGAATAATTTCTCTAATTTCTTTAAAGGTGTGGTATTCGCTGCGCGGACAAAGAGTTTTTTTCTTTGTGTAGGTAGTAGCTTTTTTAACTTTTGCCTCGACAAGTTTTGTGATGTAGTCAAGTTGTTCTTGAGTAAAATCCATGATCAGTAGGTCTCAATTTTGGTTTGGGTGGGTAATGTTCCATCAGCCTTGGGCCGCATCCACGGTGGAAGGTTGATAACCTCCACCTGGTCGCTATACCCAGGCCAATAATCGGCAGCTTTGCATACGTTGAGTTTGTCCAGATCTGCGCGAGCAGCCTGGCCGCCGATCTCAACCATCTGCGGGTCTGCAACGTACACCGCACAGGCATACGGTGGCTTCTTCTCAACGGCAATGAAAACAAATTGCTCCGGGCGTTTGCCCGTTGCTTTTTCAATGCCGTCCAAATACCACGCAGCTTGAACGTGGTAACGCCACTTGGCGATCGACTGCTGGAATGCCTTAGGACTGGCATCCTCCGTGGTCTTGAGATCCACCATCATGCTGCTGTCATCCAGCAGCCAATCGGGGCGGCACTTGCATTGCAAGCCGCTGATCTCATCCGCCCACATATGCGTGGTCTCCGCCTTACCTGGTAAGCCAAGCAGATAAGCCGCAGCAGGATGGCTGAGCACTGATCGACCAATCCGCATCACAAGGTCAGCATCCTCACGGCTGATGACCGTGCGGGTGCCAATAGCCGTTTGGAATACTTCCCATTCGGCTTTGCCCACTTTGGTGCGCCGATCAATTCCGGCAGGCGCCACAACATATTGTGAGTCCCACTGGTCCAGCTCCAAGATGTGAGTATGCACAGCAGATCCGATGGCCATTGCAGCAGTAGGCTCCTGCGGCACACGGTTAGGATCCAAGTAGCGTGCCCAATAATGCAGCGGGCTTTTGGCCACCAAATCAAGGTGGCTTTTGCTAACGGCTGAGTGGGCGTGGTAGGTCGCGTTATCCATGGCGGGTTGCGTGGAACTCCTAAATCCTATAGCATCGGGCAACCCAATGCAACCCCATGCAACTTCGTCTTTATCAGCAGGAGGCCGCCTGCGATCTCGTCGCCATCCTTAACCAGCACCGCATCGTCTACTTACGCGGGGAGGTGCGCACCGGCAAGACCTTCACTGCCCTTGAAACCGCACGCCGACTTGGCGTCCGCACCTGCCTCATCGTCACCAAAAAAAAAGCCATTGCCTCAATCGAGGCAGACCGTGACGCCCTTGGTCTCGCCGCCAAAGTTGAGGTGACCAATTACGAGCAGGTGCCTAAGCGTGCTGGCCGGCACTACGACCTCTTGATCGTCGATGAAGCGCATGGCATCGGAGCCTATCCAAAACCATCCAAACGTTGGTACGACCTTCAAGGCATTCATTTCAAGTACCTGCTGCTGATGTCCGGCACCCCGTCGCCAGAGTCATACAGTCAGCTTTACCACCAATTTGCCTTAGGACCAGCACCATGGTCCAAGTACCGCAACTTTTACGATTGGGCCAAATCCGGGTACGTCAACATCGTCACCAAATACGTCGGCACCGGCCAGCAGGTTAACGACTACAGCAAAGCCGACGAGGCTCGCATCCTTGCTGACATCAAGCACCTGACGGTCACCATTACCCAGCAGCAGGCAGGTTTCACCACTCAGATTGAGGAACAGGTGCATCAGGTGCAGATGAAGCCACGCACCTACCGCCTAGCCAGACGGATCATGAAAGATGGTGTCATCGGTCGCCCAGACTGCCGCAGCGTCTTAGCTGACACAGGCGCCAAGGCCATGTCCAAACTCCGGCAGATCTACTCCGGCACCGTCATCACCGAGGCTCATGGCGCTGTCACCTTCGACTGCTCCAAAGCCAACTACATCCGCAACCACTTCGCCGGTCGCAAGCTGGCCATCCTCTACTGCTTCAACGCAGAGGGCGACATGCTCCGCAAAGTTTTTGCCAACACTTTCACCGACAGTCCTGAGACCTTTAACGCCGACCCACAGGCCACTTACATCGGCCAGGTCCAGGCATCCCGCGAAGGTGTCAACCTATCCACTGCCGATGACCTTATCTTCATCGGCATCGACTACAGCGCCCTGTCCTACCTCCAAGGTCGTGACCGCGCCAGCTACCTTGGCCGGGATCGCGCTAACCGTGTCCATTTCATCTTTGCCGCACGTGGCATCGAGCCAAAGGTCTACGCTCAAGTCCGCGATAAGCAGAATTACACCACTGCGCACTATGCGGCAGACCGAGGCATCCTTTCAAAAGAAGCTGATCAAGCAGTACGAAGCTGATGGCTGGTACGTCTTGAAAGTTATCCAATGCAACAAACCCGGCTGGCCGGATCTAATGCTGTTAAAACCAGATGAGCTAAGGCTTGTCGAAGTCAAAGCCGCTGACGGTCGCGTCTCATCCATCCAGGCATACCGCCACTCTGAGCTGCAAATGCTCGGTTTCAACGTAGAAATCATCAAACCATGAGCCTTATCGAACAACTGCAAACCCTGCCGTCTGAGTGGGGTTACGTTGCAGTCGGCCACAGCAAACGCCCCTACCAGGCCAAGTGGCAGGACAACCCTCTCACCAAAGAGCAACTCATTGCCGAGATCGACGCCGGTCGCGCCCACGCCATTGGCGTCAT